CGCCCGGATCGGTTCTGACAGCCACCAGCTGCGCGGACTTCTCATCGAAGCTCGCTGCCGCCATCGGAGGCGAGACCATCGTTCTGCCCGCGGTGAACCTCGGATGCGGTCCGATCACACTGCCGGTGGCTCCTGGAGTGAGCGACAGCCAATGGGTCACGATCAAGACAGATCAGACCGGAGCCCCCGGATATCCCGCTTACGGAGTCAGGGCGACACCATGCCAGATCGGCATCGGCATGATCACCGGCTATCCGCTTTTTCCCTGCACCTCGGCGACGCGGCTGATGCCGCAGATCACCTGCAATACGACCAATTGCCAGGCGATCACGGCCGCTTCGGGCGCAAGCTTCTACCGTCTCGAGGGTCTCGAAGTGATCGGACCATCGAGCACGAATTCGAACAACTACCTGGTCGGTCTCAACAATTCGAACGATCACATCGTGCTCTCGCACATGGCCATCCACGGCCAGCCGAATCCCATGTTCCTGACGACTCTCGAGGACAAGGGAGGGATCTCCACCAGCGGATCGACCAACCTCGCGATCGTCGATTCCTGGGTGTGGGATTTCATGTGCGTGCACGGCGGCGCCTGTACCGACTCGCAGGCGATCGCTGGAGGCCTTGGCTCGGCCGGCGGCGGTCCCATCAAAGCGGTGAACGATTTTCTCTCGGCTTCGGGTGAGACCTGGCTCTTCGGCGGCGGCACAGCGACGGCGACTCCCTGCGATCTCGAGTTCCGACGCAACCACAGCTTCAAACCGATATCGCTCTGGTTCCTGGGATCGGGAGCGACCGCCTTCCCGATCATTAAGAACCTGGGCGAAGTGAAGAACGCCTGCCGCGTTCTTTACGAGGCCGACATTTTCGAAGGCGATTGGGCCGGCTACCAGGGCGACCAGTTCGGCACCGCAATTCTTGCGACACCTAAAAATCAGTCGGTCTTCACCTCGGGTGTGGTGAACACCGCGAGCCCGAACGCCCTGACGGCGACAATGGGATCCTTCCCTTCCACAACGACTCGAGTCGAACTGCCGGCTGGGTTCTTCACCGTGACCTCGTGGATCGATAGCACCCATGTGCACGTGACACCGGATCCCGGAAACAACACCGGCCTCACCGCCTCACACATTTGCGTGCCTGGCGCCGATCCGACCGCGGTGGTCGCGAATCTCACCATCCGCTACAGCATGATCATGCACGTCGCCAACGGAATGGGGATTTCGACGGCGCTTTCGGACTGCCAGGATCAGTCCATGGGGATTCACTTTGTCTCGGTGCACGACGTCGTGCTCGATGACGTCAATGGCGTGACTTATACGAATGCGACCTCGCCCTGCTGCGGAAACGGGTTTGCGTTCAAGGTCGCGAACGATCACCCGAGCAGCTCAGCGTGGCCCAACGATATTGAGATCAACCATGTCACGGCGCTGACGAAGGGATGGGCAAACGGAAAGGGGCAGGGTCTCTTCTACCAGTGCGACAGCCTGGTCGGAAGCTCTGGGACGCTTCCGCTCACCTACTTCAAGAACATCACCATCATCAACAGCATTGGCTCGGATCCGGCGATCGGTTTCCTGCGCGGCGGATGCGGCCAGTCGTTGCCAGGCGCCGGCATGGCCGGAACTCTGGCCGGCAACGAATGCTCCGATAACAACGGCGGGTTGAGCGGCGGAACTTGCACCTGGACGTTCGCCAAGAATCTGCTTCCCACGGGAGTCTTCACCAGCCAGAGCACCGGATCCCCTTATCCCTCGACCAATTCCATTTGCGGCACCGTGACGATGCCGACCTGCTTCCCCTCGAGCGGCTTCACGTTCGTCTTCGCCAATTACAACAACGGCAATGGCGGCGACTATCACCTGGCCACCGGGAGCCCTTACAAGAACCAGGGCACCGACGGTCTCGATCTCGGAGCGCAGATCGATCTCATGAACGGGTTTCTCGCGAACGTGAACTAACAGTGATTCTCAACGGTCTATACCAGGTGCTCTCCCAATCGGGCGCAACCTCGAGCCTGATTGCCGCTTGTCCTGGCGGGAAGCCTGGCACGGCAATTTACTTCACGCTCGCAGCGAAAGGCAGTGCGCGTCCCTTTGTCGTGATCAGCATCATCGATGCGCCGCCGGCCGAGCAGTCGATGGATGGATCGAGCGCGCTGATCGAGTCGCGGATCCAGTTTGACAGCTATGCCGACGACCAGCTCACCGCGAGGGCGCTCTCGAAAGCCATCCGGCTGCTGCTCGAGGATTTCGATGCGACGCTGCCCGACGGAACCACGGCCGCCTTCACAGGCGTGAACATCGACACCGATGGCCCGTATGAGGTCGGCGGCGCCGGGTATCTGTTTCGCAACATTCTCGACCTCTCGGCCTTCTACCAGGAGCAGGTGAACACCGTGCAAAGCTATCCACCCCGTCTCTACTCGCTGATCGGAACGCAGGACGGAACCAACGTGAACTTCACACTGCCGACGGCCGTCGTCGATGCCACCACGCTGATGCTCTATTTGAACGGCCAGATGCTGATCGCGCCCGATCAGTATTCGCTGAGCGGTGGAATCAATATCACATTCGTCCAGGCGCCGGCTTCGGGCGACGTCGTGAGGGCATGGTTCTAATGCTGAAAAAAACACTTCTCATTCTTGCGCTCTCGGCCGCGGCCGCGGCGCAGAACCAGATCGACTTTTCGAAGCAGATCAAGAACTTCAGCGGTTATGTCTCGATCCCCTTCGAATCGCCGGCGCTCACCGACTCGGGCGTGAACCAGTTCGAGTTCCCTCACAAGATGTCGTTCGTGCGCATCTATTGCAGCACCGACCAGGGAACGCTTTCGATCAACTTCGAAATTCGCAGCGAGGCGTCGCCGGATTCGCCAGGCACGCCGATTCTCGCTTCGGCTCTGGTCTGCAATTCCACCGGAGTCAGCACGACGACGTTTGCCGTTGCCGCGGTCAGCGCCGACACGCCGGTGGCGCTGGTGATCTCTGCCGTTAGCGGCGCGCCCAACAAGGCCCGAGCTTTTCTGAAATCTCAAATCAGTCAATGAGGGAACGTCCCATGAAACGAGTTCTGCTCCTCGCGATCGGCGTGCTGCTTTCGGCCTCGATCGCCTTTGCGCAGACCGAGGTGATCCCATCCGACAACGGCGTCGGCGCCGAGGTCGGGCGCCATACGATCGTTCACAAGCGAAATCTGCCCCTCTGGATCGCAACCTTCGGGCGCAAGGGACGCGAGAAGATTCAGCCGGCGCCAGGCTGGCGCGCGCCACATTTCGTTCACCCGGTGCACGTCGTCGCACGGCACTCCGATGGCGCCATCTTTTCCGATCAGTGGACGCATAACCTGAGAACGACCGGTGGCGCCGACTGGCAGGCCTCGGCGATGGCGAACACATCCGCGCAGCCGGCCAGCTGCAACTATGTCGCCGTCACCAATGACGCCACGGCTCCGGCCGCCGGCGATTGCGCCGCCGGATCCTCGGCCTGCACCCTGACGTCAGAGATCTCGACCAACGGCCTGGCGCGCGCCCAGGGCACCTATGCCCACAGCAACGGCACCGCCAGCTATACGGTCGCCAAGACCTTCAGCGCGAGTGGCACCCAGGCCAGCCAGAAGAGCGGGCTCTTCAATGCCTCATCCTCGGGCACCATGTGCTTTGAAGCGACTTACAGCGCCGTGACCGTGAACAGTGGCGACACTCTCACCATCACCTGGACAGTGACTTACTAACTTGCCGAGATCGTTACAACTCGTAGCCGTCGTCGCTCTGCTGTGCTGTTCATGCTGGGGCAGCATCGCCGCGTCTCACGTCGGGTCCCAGACCGCGACCTCGGGCACGCTCGTATCGACAGTAACCATCAATGCCGGCGACACCGTCGTCGTTGGCGTCTTAATGAGCTCAGCCGCTGCCCGCACCGCAAGCGCGGCGGACTCCAGCGGCGTTAACACCTACACATCGCAAGTTGCTACCAGCAACGGATCGAACGTGCAGGTGGCGATTCTGACGGCCGCCAATGTCACGAATTCAGCGACGTCGGTGACTGTAACCATCAGCGGAACCTATAACCGGGCGGACGTCGTCGTTTCGACCTACACAGGCGTCGGAAGCAACGGAGTCGGAACCAACAATGTTCAGCAGGGTTCGAGCACTACACCGACGATTGCGCTGACCACGCAGGACGCGAATAACTTCGTTGTCGCCTGCTTCGCTCAGGCTTTTTCCGGGGCGATCACCTTCTCGGCGAATGTTGGGAACCTTCGCGTGCAGCAGGCCGGCGGCACGACGAACGCCGCTGGAATTAACGACAATACCGCGGTCTCGGCCGGAAGCGTCACGAACACCGCGACCAGCAATCGCAATGGCAATTGGGCAGCCGTGGCCGTCGAGCTTCGCTCGACCGGAGGCGGAGCCAGCCAAAGCCGATCGGTTTCGGAAACTCTCACCGAGGCCGACAGCGCGGCGATTGGGTTTGCGCCTGGCGGCCCATCTCTATCGCTGGCTACCTCAGCCGCGGTCACCCTGAATTTTGGAACGGGATCCACGCTCGCTCTCACAACTTCGCCGGCGGTCAAGATGGGTCTCGGAACCGCTCCCAGCCTCGCTCTCACGACGAGCTCGTCGGTCTCGCGTATTGCTGCCTTCAGCCGGCCGCTGGCGCTCACGCTGACTGAATTCGATTCAGCCGCGGAGCTGCTCACCGCCTCCCGCGCAGTGAGCGCGAGCCTTTCGACTGCCGACGGCGTTTCGGCGACAAAGGCCAGCGGAGCCGGTCACAAAAATGGGTTCATCATCATCACCCGTGTTCAAGGTGAGAGTCGCCGCGGCTTATGAATTCGACCGCATACCCGGGATACGGATGCAAGCTGAAGATGTCCGTCGACGGCGGCACCACGTTCACGCCGATCGCGCAGCTGAAGAGTTTCGAACCCTCGGGCTCGAAGCAGCAGCATGTTGATCAGACGAACCTGTCGACGCCTGCAAATTTTACCCAGCCGCTCGCGGTGAAGGTCACCAGCGGCGAGCTCTCCCTCGAGGGCGTGCTGATACCGACCGATTCGAGCCAGCTCAGCCTGGGATCCGTGCACACGGACATGACCGTCGGGACTTTTCTCGCCGTGCTCTCTGACGGAAGCCAGTGGATGTTTCAGGCCCTGGTCAGCGAATACGTGCCTTTCAAGGTCAAAGTGAAAAGCGCGCTCACATTTTCCGCGAAGCTCACCGTGCTGGCTGGCTATTTCGTGATGTCCGGAGCCTTCGACCAGGCGGCCTTCGATCAGAACGCTTTCCAGGTCGGGTAGCAAAGACCACTTCTAAGGAGAACCTCAATGACAACCACCGCATCGCCGGGATACGGATCGCACCTCGGCTACAGCAACACCAGCTTCGCCAGCACCACGAACATCGGGCAGCTCAAGATGTTCGACGGCGCCGGCGGCAAGGGCAACTTCGACGACATCTTCAACATGGACTCGCCCGATATCAACGAGGAAGTGCTGAAGACCACGATCAAGCCGGGCGAGCTCTCCCTCGAGGGCGTCTACAACGGCGGCGATCCGACGGGGTTCACCAATCTGCTCACCCAGCTTTATCTCTCCGGCCAGGCCGCTCAGGGCTACTGGAAGATCACGCTGAGCGACACCCACACCATCCAGTTCCGCGCTTATGTGTCGGATCTGTCTCTCAAGGTCGATGCCAAGAAGGCGATCACTTTCAGCGCGAAGCTGATGATCACCGGCGGCATCGCGTTCGCCTAAGAGGTATAGCTCCGGGTTCTCCACCTGGTGGCGCCGCGGGCCTCGGCCGAGCTGAGGCCTGCGGCGTCTCAGGGCCGTAAACACTGGAGAATCTCAACTATCGCTTCTAGCTATGAAAAAGGGAGACACAAACTCGTGAACGATCTGTTGCTCAGGGAACTTGCGCCGCCGGCGAAAGTCTCGCTTGGTGGCAAGGAGTACTCGCTCAGTTTTCCTATGCAGGCCGTGATCCTGTACAAGCAGGAAACCGCGAAGATCGATCGCCAGCGGTCGGCGGATCGCCCCAAGCTCGGCCGCGAACAACTGCAGGAGCTCCGCAAGCGGCGCCAGCAGGCAATTCGCGAGGCCCAGCCGTTCGCTCCAAAAAAGGGCGACGAGTGGCTGACGGAATCGCGCGAGCAGTTCGAAGCTCTGATGGAAGAGGCGACCGCGCTCAAGATCCAGATCGACGAAGCCGCCGGCACGGGCGACAGCCTTTTCGATCTGAACAACTGGAGAAAGATCGGCCTCGATATCGATCCCGAGCGCTTGCTTCTGGCTTTGTGGGTCGGGCTTCATCGTTCCGAGGACAAGGTCTTCCAGGCATCGCTAAGCCTCGAGGAGCTCGCTCCTCTGGTAAATGCCAGAAATGCGATCGCAATCACCACCGCGATCTCCGAGGCACTGACCTCCTCGCTGATCGCGAAGGATGATGAACCAAAAAACGGCCACGCGCCGGAGACGAGTCCGGCGCCGACGAGCGAGACTACGAGTGCGTAATCCGCGATCTCTGGGTGGCGGCCACGCGGGAGGGAATCGGCGAAGCAGAGTTTCTCGCCATGCCGCCTGTCGCCCTCGATGCCCTGGTCCGATCGGCGGCGATCGAAGCTTTGCGGCCGGCCGCCATGATCTGCGCGGCCATCATGAACACCCACAACGATTACGAGAAACGGCCGCAGGGCTGGAGTCCTGCAGACTTCCTGCCGGGCGCCGAGCCCGCGCGCGACGAGAGCATGGACGAGTTCGTCGAAAAGGTGCAGCGCGGCGAGAAGTTCGAGCCACCACCACCCGAGGTGATGGACGCTTTTCGCGATCGCATGGCCTCGATGTTCGGAAAGGCGCAAGGCTGATCCCATGAAAGATGTGACCGGCTTTCCCCTCGAGAAAGGTGACCTGGTCGCGCTGATGGCGAAGATCGTCGACATCGATCCCGAATGCGTGACCATCCGAATTCTCAACTCTGAGATGGAGCTGCGCGTGTCCTGCGACGAGGTCATGGGCGTCGCCTCGAGTGAACTGCAGAAGATACAGATGCCCGAGCCCGACGCTCCACCGGAGGCGAAGAGTGCCTGAGCTCGTCACCGTGGAGATCAAAGGCCTGCAGCAGCTCGGCCGCGCCCTGAACTCAATTCCTGCCGTGCTCGCGACGCGCATCATGCGCGAGGCTTTGCACGCTGCCGGCGACGTCATGGCGGCCGCGGCCGAAGCGACTGCTCCGGTTCGCACCGGCGCGCTGCGCGAGGACGTTATCGTCAAGGTTCACGTGAGCGGAGATCTGCGGAGCAACTATGTGCTCGTTGGGCCCGGCTACGATCGCGGCGACCTCAAAGTGCGTGGCGTTCGCAGAAACCGCCGCGGGCAGCTCGAAGCCGTCGTCGACACCACTGAGTCCCCGGGCGTTTATGGAAAGTTTCTCGAGTTCGGCACCAAGAACATGTCGGCGCGGCCCTGGCTGCGGCCGGCCTTCGAAGCCTCGAAGCAGGAAGCAGTCGAAGTGTTCACTGAATTTGTGCGCGCAGGCCTCGCCGGCGTCGCCGCCGCGGTGAGAGGAGCATAGCGATGTCTGTCAGCGTGGGATCAATCTCGGTCGGAATGAACGTCGACCTCGCCGAATTCCAGTCAGGGATGGCGAGGGCCACTGACGTCGCGCGCTCGAATACCTCCCTGATGTCGGCCGAGATGAAGCGCCAGAGCCGTGAGGGCGCCGAGTCTCTGCGGCTGATCGATGAAGCCATCGGTGTGCACATTTCGCGGCCGCTGACTCGAGTGATTGCAGAGATCCCGGGAGTCGGCGCGGCGCTGCAGTCCCTCTTTGCCATTTCAGCGACGGCCGCGATCGGCGGCGTGCTGATCGAAGGCATCGAAAGAGTCGGCGAGAAAATCGACGAGGTGAGAGAGAAGCCGCTCGCGATCGCCACGGCCTGGGAAAAAGTCAGCGAGACCTTCGAATCGTCTAATCAGCAATTCGAGAAAGCGATCGGATCGATCGAGGCGCACATTGCCGGGCTCACCAGTGGCAAGCTCGCCGAGCTCAATGTCGAAATGAAGAACCTCGGAACCACTGCGCTGGAAGCACAGAAGGGAACCGACGCTCTATTTTCGTCGATCGACGAGGCGCTTAAGAAGTCGCAGCCCAGCTTCTTAGATAACCTGCTCGGCAGTCTTGGCGACATAAAAAGTGGTTTCGATCAAAGATTCAGGCCCGTTGCGGCCGAGATCGATGAGCTGAAGGAACATTTCAAATCGACCAGGCTTTACATCGAGCAAGCCTTCCAGGTTGATGCCATCGACAAAACCCACAATGCTCTGGGGCTGATTAACAAAGACCTCGAGGAAGAGCAGAGCAAGCTTCTGGGGATGCAGAACCTGCGTAAGGCAGGCGAGGGATCCGAACAGGCCGTAGGGATACAGAGTGCCCTCGTCGGGTACTTGGCGCAATCAGCGGCGCTCGCGGAGAAGAGCGGCCAAGAGGACGCAGACGCGAAACGGCTCCAGAATCTCGAGATCGCGAAGCAAAAAATGTCGGAGCTGCAGGACTCTTTAACTCCTGCGAACGAAGCCGCGAATAAGTTCTGGGAGTGGTGGCAGAAGATCAACGACGAGCTCGACGTTGCCCAGCAAAAGCTGAAGGACTCCTCGTTTCAGGATTTAAACAAACGGCAGGTGGAGACGCGGCGACAATTTGCTCCCTATGTGAATGAATCGATCGCGAGCGCTGCGCCTCCTGGACCACCGCCTTCAAACGACCAGGCGGAGCTGATCAAAATTCAGAATGACCAGAACGAGGCGCGCACGAAGGCCGTCCAGGTCATCAGCCAGGTGGAGACGGCCGAAGAAAAATATTCGATCACCCAACAGACCCTCAACGTTCTTCTGAATGACGGCCTGATTACTCTTGCGCAATACAACGCGGCCCTCGCCCAGGCCGGAGAAAAGGAGACGTTAGCTGAAGAAAAACTGCGGAAGCTCAACGAAGAGCTTATTAGAGTCGAAGCGAACAGCACTTCGGCGGGTGCCGGGATACCGGCCTTCTATTTGCAATTGCAGATCGATGCCGCTCAAAACGGAAGGTTCGCCTTCGACGTCCTCAATCAGGGACTGAAGGGTTTCGAAGACAATGTCGTGAGAACGATTCAGACCGGCCGCGCGAACTGGCAACAGTATTTCGCGAGCCTCGAGGACATGGCTCTCAAGTTCGCGCTGGACAAGTCTTTCGCTGCCTTGCTCGGCCAGGTGGGTGACACTGGCATCGGAAAATCGATCGCAGGATTACTTGGGTACCAGGCTCCATCAGCGCAGATCCCCATTCCGGACTTATCTCAGCTTCCACTTTCTGCCGGCGTCAGGCTCCCTGCGGATCTCGGCTCTCCTCAGGGACCGAATCCCGCGGCGCTTCAGACGGCAAGCACGGATCTCATCACTGCGGGAACGACGTTGAATCAATCAGGAGAAAAGCTCGACAGCGGCGCCGAGAATCTTCTCAATTTGGCCAACATCGGAGGATCTGGGGGAAGCGGAGGCGGTGGTCTTGCCGGATTACTCGATCTGATTCCGCACGCGGGTGGCGGAGACGTAACTCCTGGCCAGGGATATCTCGTCGGCGAACAAGGCCCTGAGCCGTTCTTCCCGGGCGCCGCGGGAACAATTCTGCCGCACTCTTCGCTGGGCGGAACCAACAATCACTACTACGTCGACGCCCGCGGCGCTGACGCCGGCGTCGAGCAGCGAGTCTATCGCGCGATGCGAGTTTCAGAAGATCGAGCCGTCGCCCGCTCTGTCACCATGACCAATGAAGTCACCAAACGCCGGCCGTCGCGCTAGCTTTCTAGCTTTATAGCCACATGTCGATCATCTACCCTCTGGCTCTTCCGCAAATCGTGAAGCTCGGACCGCGCACGTTCAAATTCCGCGGCGTCGACGTCGTCGGTGAAGTGATCTCGCCGTTCAGCGGCCAGGCGCAGGAGCAGCAGTGGCCTGGGCAATGGTGGGAACTCGAGCTGGGATACCCTCCGATGTTTCGCCCGCAGGCTGAGCAGCTGGTCAGCTTCCTGCTTGCTTTGCATGGCAAGTTCGGAAGCTTCCTGGCCGGCGATCCGCTGGGCCAGGTTCCAATGGGATCAGCCCTCGGTGTTCCCGTCACCGGCGGTGGGCCCACTCTTTCGATGAATTCTGTGACGCGCACCAGCAACGTGGTCACCTGTGTCTGCCCTTACGATCCGACGTTCGCGCCATATTTTTTCCCCGGTGCCTCGATTAGCGTGGTCTGGAACCCCGATGCAAGTTTCAGTGGATCCTTCCTCATCCAAACGATCATGGTCATCACTTTCGCGGGGCACAGCTTTTTCCAAATCACCTGGGGCCAGGTCGGCCCCGACACCGGAACGGAAACGGGCACCGGCGCCGGAGAGATTGCCGTCAATCTGAACCAGCCGCAAAGCAACACTCTCTGGACTACAGGCTGGCAAATTCAGCAGGTCGGTGCGCTGCTACCTGGCGATTACATCCAGGTGGGCTCGGGCACAACCCAGCGGCTTTATAAGGCGGTTACCCAGGTCGACGCCGACAACCTCGGCAATGCGGCGATCGACATCTTCCCCGCCATCCGCGAGGTCATTCCCGACGGCACTGCGCTCGTGCTTCAAAACACGGCCGGATGCTTTCGCCTCTCTGACAACAAGCGCGAGTGGGACGTCGATCACACCCGGACCTATGGGATCAGTTTCAAGGCGAGGGAGGCAATTTGACCGCCATCGAAATAGTCGCTCGGAAGGGATTCGAGGCTTTTGTCGGCGCGCTTCCGCAAGCGCCGGCCACGTGTACCCGCTGGGAGGATCTCGCCCCACAGATTCAGAAAGCCTGGATCGAGGCGATATCCGCGGCCATCGTGGAAGCGAGCTGCCTCCCGACAGGAAGGATCTTAAAGAGTGCCACGTAACCTCACCGCTGCGATGATCGCTCAGCTCACCGGGCCCAACATTAAGCCCGCTTTGTTTATCGAGATCGCTTTCGAGAACGAGACGATCTGGCTCTGGAGCGGCGTCGGGACCATCACGCCGGCGGGACCTCCAGCGGGCGAAACAACTTTCCCTTATGGTCAGGCCTTCCTGGGCATGGGCTGGCTCGGTCAGATCTCGCAAGTGCCCGAAGTCACCGACGTCGTGGCGCAGAACGTCACTCTGACGCTGAGCGGAATTCCCAGCGAGCTGCTCGGCGACGCAATCAACTATGTTCGCCAGAATTCGATCGCAACCATCTGGCTCGGGTTCCTCGATGCGAACAACAAGGTGATCGCCGATCCGACGCAGTCGTTTCAGGGTCATCTCGACGTGCCCACCGTCACGGAAGGTTCGGAGACCTGCACTCTTTCGATCACTGCCGAGAATCCCCTCGTCGATCTGAACCGCGCTCCCAACCGGCGCTTCACCGACGTCGACCAACAATTCAAATATTCCGGAGATCTCGGTTTCAGCGCCGTGACCGCGCTGCAGGGTCTCTACCTCGGCTGGCCGCTCTGGTTCGAAGTTCCTGGAGGAGGCGTTCCGTCATGAGCCTGGTTCGTCTCGCAGATTGGGAGATTCGTCTCACCCAGGAGTTCGAGCGATCGCGTCGATCGATCTTTCAGTGGGGAACGTTCGACTGCGCTATCCACGCTGCAAATTGCATTAACGCGATCACCGGCACGGATCTCGCCGCAAGCCTTCGCGGCACTTACGCCACAGAAGCCCAAGCGAATCAGGTTCTCGCGACTTACGGAGGAACCATCGAGGGCTTGGCGGTGCACTTCGCCGGCGATTCCGCGATGGACCAGGCCGCTCCACAGTTCGCGCGCCGCGGCGACATGGTCCTGGTTCACAACGGAGATCCTGGCCGTGCGCTCGGAATCGTTGATCTCACCGGCCGCTTTGCATTGTGTGCAGCAGTTGCCGGCATCGCTCGCATGCCGATGAGGCGCTGGCTCCGCGCCTGGCGCGTCGGCTAACACAAGAAAATCTTATGTCTCGCACTGTCGAAGAGATCGCCCTCGTCGTCGGGGGCGCCGCGCTTCTTCTGCTATCAGGGCCGATCGGCGCCACATTTTGGCTCACGGCTTCGCAGCTGCTCGCGCTGCAGACGGTCGCGATCACCGCTGCCCTCGCCGGCGCCATCGGGCTCTTGCAGCCCTCGGCTCCCGTCATGGTGCAAAGCGGAACCCTCAGCGTCAACAATCCCGTCGCCTATCGGCGGGTTTGCTATGGAACGACCGGCGTCAATGCCGGAGTGCCGACGTTCGCCGCCTATCCACTCGGGAATGGCGCCTTCCAGAATTCCGGCTACGATCACCAGTGGCTGCACCTGGTCTACACCCTCACCAGCCACGAGATCACGCAGTTTAAGGCAGTCATCATCGACGGCGTTTTCTATACGGTCGGCACTGACCTGGTCCTCTCGGGAAACTATTACGAGCTAACAGCGGCCGCGGCCGGCAGCATTTATTACGACGGATCGAGTGGCTACAACACGGGATCCCTCATCGCCTTCGAGTTCGATGAGGGTGACCCTCTAAGTTCCGCTCAACCATTTCCCGGCCTGGTCGCTGCGACGGCTCATCCGGGTTCGAATGTCAACTGGACAAGTGCTTGCCTCCAGAGAGGCTGCGCAAAGGTGCACGTCGCACTGCGCTACTGCGCCGATCTGACTTCAAACCCCAGCAACCTCTCGCCGGCGCCGATCAATCCCTATGCCGGCAGCCGTCTGCCGAAGCTCCAATTTCTCTTCGTCGGCAAGCCGATCCAGGACACGCGCGGATCCGCGTGGATGGCCACGACGCACTTCTCGCAATGGAGTCACATCACAGATGTCGATGAGAGGGTCGAGGTCGTTACGATAGCGGGGACGACCGGAACTTTCTACCCGTTGTTTTTTGACAGTGCACCGAATCAGGGCCAGACGACCTCCGACGGAGGTGTGACCTGGACGAATGCCGGCCCGCTCCCGAGCGGCGAGAACTGGCTACCGAGCACAGCATTTGCAGGTGCTTCTCTAGTGATCGATCCAAACGGCAACCTGCAATTCTTGAATGTGCCCGGAGGCATCACCAGCGGGCTCGCGGCACCGAGCTGGGCGACCGGCTTGGGCATGACGACGAGCGACGGCGGTCACTTCGGCGCATGGGTGTGTCTCGGCCCGGTCTTGTCGACCGCTGCAAATCCTTCAAACCCCGCTCTCATCGTCTACGACTACCTCACTGACACCGACTATGGAATGGGCGCAGATCCCGCAACGATCGATCTCTCGACGGTAAACGCCGCGGCTAACATCTGCGACACGCTTGTGCCTTATGAATGGCCAGACGGAGCGGCACCCCCTCTTACAGAACCGCGCTATAGCTGCGATGGGATGTTCGACCAGTCGTCGACGCGCGGATCGGTGCTGAAGGCTCTCTGCGACTCAATGGGTGGCTTCGCTGTTCCGCCTGGGGATCTCTGGAGGATATATGCCGGCGCGTACAACCTTCCGACGATCACGCTCACGGATGCCGATCTCCGCGATTCGATCAAGGGAGACTTCCGGGTCTCGCGTCGCGATCTCTGCAACGGCGTGAAGGGAACGTTCTTCCCGGCGTTTCTTCCTATTGCGGCGAATAGCCCCGAAGCCCATCTTCCACCGCAGATCTGGCAGCAAACCGACTTCCCTCCCTACCAGGGGAACGGTCTCCTTGGGCATCCGAACTATGTTGCAGAAGACGGCATGGAAGTCATTTGGAAGGACGTCGAGTTTCCTTTCACGACTTCGCTTTGGGCCTGCCAGCGTCTGGCGAAGATCATCCTGCAGCAGATCCGCTACCAGGTAACGCTCTCGCTCTCGTGCAAGCTCTCGGCCTACCAGGTGCAGGCGGGCGACACCATCACTTTCATTCATGAACGCTGGACTGGACTCACACCGCCGGCGCCGACTCAGTTCTTCGTGCAGCAGGCAACGCTGGTGCTCGATACCAGTCACGGCGACACGCCGGCTCTCGGTGTTGACCTGGTGCTGCGCGAGACCGATTCAACCGTCTACTTCTTCGGTGGCCCGCTTTCGCCGGGCGCGACCGGCGAGTACTCAACTTACGGAAGCACGGGGATCGAATGAGTCTTTTCGGAAAAGTCGTTCGCACTCTCGTTAACGTCGCCGAACTTCCGGTCGCTGTCGCCAAAGATGTCATCACGCTGGGCGGCGCCTCCACCGGGAAACCAGAGACCTACACTCGCGAGCTGGTCGAACGAATAAAAGACGAGGCAGAAGAATGAACCAGGAACAGAAGAGCTTTCTTGATCGCGCCGCCGCGGCCGCGCGCGCGGGCGGCCACATATTTCCCGAGATGGCGGCCTGCGAGGCCGCACTCGAGTCAGCCTATGGGACCTCGAAGCTGGCGGTCGAAGATTCGAACCTCTTCGGGATGAAGCAGCACAAACACCCGGAATACGGGACGCACGCGCTGCCGACGCGCGAGTTCATCAACGGCGCCTGGATCCAGACGACGGCGAACTGGGTCACCTATCCCGGCTGGAATTTCTGTTTTTTCGATCGCATGGTCACCCTGCACAAGCTCTCGAACAACTATCCCCATTACGAGGCCGCGCTGGTCGCCAGGGACGCAGAGACCTATGTCACCGAGGTCTCGAAGACCTGGTCGACCGATCCTCATCGCGCAGAGCACATCATCGCGATCTATCACGAGTACATGAGTCTTCCCCAGGGAGGAGGAGAACCCAAATGAAAGACTGGAAAACGACAGCCATGGGCGGGCTGACGATCGCCGGCGTCCTGATCGCGGCGGCACTGAATCTTCTGCACGGCCAGCCCGTCAACGTGCCCGTGCTCATCACCGGACTTACAACCGGCGTCGGGCTGATCAAGGCCTCGGACTCGAAACCCACCAACTAAGCGACTTAACGCAAGTGCGCAAACTGAACAAAATGCTTGACACCCGAAGGAGGGTAACCCGTGAAAAAGTTCTGGCATCGCATCGAAGCTGCTTTTAAGAAGCTCTTCGGCTCGAGCAACTGGGAGAAAACCGCGAGCGCGGTGATCACCTACGCTGCGCCGATCATCGAAACCATCGTCTCGCTCGCTGCCGGCGGCCCGGCTGAAGTGCTTGTTGCCCGTGTAGTGTCTACCATTCAAGGCGATCTAGCGACGATGTCGGCCGTCGTCGACGGAGCGACCGGCACGCCGCCGGCAAACGAGCTGCAGGTCTTCGTAAATGCCGCGAACAGTATCAAGTCGAACCTGACTTCGATTCTCGCCTCGGCAGAAGTGAAGAACTCAGCAAAACAGGCAGCGATCACAGCCGCGGTCGATACGATCGTGGGCGAGCTCGATGCCTGCGTCGCCAACATGCCCGCGATCGCAGCGGCGCCGGCGAAATAAGAACGTGGGATTCATCTCTCTCCCAGATCCGGTCTCGATGTTCGAGTCGGCGAAAAATGCCGGGCTCGAACGCGAGATCGCGGACTCTTTCGTCAGCGCGGCCTGCAGCGCATGGATTGCCTTTGTGTGGCGATCGGGTGCGGCTAAGTGGGCGACGTTCACCGGCGAGGGCCAGGCGATGAAGGATGCAGCGACGGCGGCCTATCTCTCACTGCGCGAAATCGAGAAGAAGAACTTCCTCACGCTCACCGTGCCGAAGGACCTTCTCGAACCCGAAAATCTAGCCCGTTTTCAAACCGAGCGCGGGACAAAGTAAGTGCCGTCTTTTGCGGACAGCACCCAGAAAGTAACCTCATACCTTTTGAGCATTCACGACTAGGATCAAACCCATGGACCTTATAGCGGCACCAACCTGCGCCCAGCTCGAGCAGCGCTGCCGGCGGTATCTCGATCTTAAGGACAACCTGCTGCAGGCGATGATCGAATTCACCAAGAAGCAGGAACCCGACCAGAAGGAGCTCGATGCGCTGAAGGCCGAGCTGATCGAACTGGTGAAGAGCTTCGGCTCAACGCATTGCGAGAAGTCGAAGATCCTGCATGGTGTCACCCTCGAGGCGATGGCAACCTTCGGGACGTCTTACTCGATCGACGGCGCGGCCGTGGAACGCTTTCGCCTGGCGCTCGTGAAGGGCAAGCAGGCGCGATTGCTCAAGCGGATCTTCCGGAAGGATGAACGCTGGTCGCTTCTGCCGGAGTCGAGCGAGATCATCCGCGGCGAAAAAAAGCTGCCGAAGCCTTTGCTCGCTCTCTACGCGCAGTGTTCGGTGCTCAAACCGAACACGCCGAAGCTCGAGGTCAGGCCGAAAAAATAAGCTGCTGCTGAATCCGGGCAGGCTTCCCTTATGATGCCAACTAAGTTACTCCTCTCAAGTCGCGCTCGCGAGGGGTGGGCCGGTCGAATTGGATCGGGGGTGATCCGGACTCGCCCGCGCCCACCCGGGCCCCTCTTAAAGCCCGGTGCTAGGCTGTGATCTGATTTACTCTCCGATCCATTTTTCCGCTCGAGCGGTTGCCTCGCTCGGGCGGTTTTTTCTGCATGCTAGGATGTGATCCCGAATTGATCCCGCTATGGAAATCAGCAATGAGCAGTTGATCGAGGTTTTCGCCGAGGCGCAGAAGGTCCTCAAGCAGCGTGAAGCCGGCGGGAAAAAGAAAAAGCACTCGCCCACCAAGAAGGCGCCGGTCTCTCTCTCGGACGACGAACTGCTCAAGGTGCTGGCTCTCGGCCAGGCGAAGCGACTGCGCGACTGGGTTCTGATGCTGCTGACCTACCGGCACGGGCTCAGGGCAAGCGAGGCGCTCAATATCCGCCGCCGCGATCTCGATGGCGCCTACCTGCGGATCCGCCGCGGCAAGGGATCGGAGGAAACCGAGCAGCCGCTGCTCGGGCATGAGAATCCGCTACTCAACGAGATCGCGGCCGTGGCGATCTGGCTGGGAGAGATGGGAACCCGGGGGAAGAAGGGCGGGGCAAAAGTGGGCGGCCGCCGGAGCCGTGCCAAAATTTTACATTCTCATCAGAATGTAAAATTTCGTACCGTTGGAGATCCCGACGAGCGGCTTTTCCCGCTCACTCGCCAGCGGTACTACCAGCTCTTTCATGACTACGCGACCGAGGCCGGCCTGCCCGGTCGCAAGCGAAGCCCTCACAAGCTGAAGCACTCGACCGCGACACACCTGCTTCGTTCGGGCGTCCCGGTGAACGAGGTGCAGGACTGGTGTGGCTGGAAGTCGCTTGCCACCATGAATCGCTACACGCGACCGCATGCCGATGAGGTCGCTCACTCCGTGGACCGCGCGATCCGCGGCAAGGATTCCTTTCGGCAGATCCGGCAAGGGGTTCTGTTTGGCGATCCAGCGAGCGGATCTGCTAAGGTTCGCCCATGAGCTTCACCGGTCTCGTGCTTTTGGTTTTCTCGATACTGGGCACTCCCTGCTCGGGGTTCTCGCCGCCCGCAGGAACGCGCTGCATCACCATGGTGACCGACTCGAACGGCACAGATTTTGACTGCGTCTTCCACGATCGTTCGAATTCAGCCCTGCGACGACGTCTGGCCTCGCAAGATCAAGGATCCACGGCCTGGTCCACGGAACAATGCTGATCTCCCCGGTGCGCTTCCACGTCCCGGATCTTCCGAAAGCTCTTGCGCCTGATCCCCCAGTGCGTGTTATGTTCCGGCCATGAAGACAACCCCTGAAGCAACCGCTTCCACGACTACGCCTGACAAAGTCACGCAGATGAAAAAACGCACCGACGTGAACATCCGGTTTTACGGTGCGACGCAGCACGCAACCATCAAGCGCGCGGCGAAGACCGCGGGGCTCTCGGTCAACGAGTTCATGGTGACTGCTGCTCTCGATCGCGCGAAGAGCACGATCTCTCGACGCAAAAAGGCCAGCTAGTACTCAGGAAGGGGCGACTCCCAAGCCCCTCTTCCTGAATTTTCTCTCCTGGAATGCCATTTCCCGGCGTTTGGATGGCCCTAGGGCGCGATCTGCTCAGTCGCTGGGCCTGTGATACCCCTTCAAAACGTCCTGGAAGGTAAAAGCCAGCCGTCAGCTTTCCCTGTTTTAGTGTTTCGAATGGGGCGCGCCGGCTTGATACAGTTCTGGATGCGCGCGATCATCATCAATTTTCCAATTCTCGACGAAACGTCCTAGCTCCGAAAGCCTTTGCCCAGAACAAGAGGCCAGCGGCCGAGTTACTTTCCCAGCGTCCAGCGCGGCTGATATCTCTTCGCGGCAGGCGTCTCTCTCTTCATAAGTCCGGTTAATGTGGGACTCAAGCTGGGGGTCTTTCGTGAATCGCATTATCCGCGCCAAGCGAGACAATGCGAGTTTCGGTACGCGAGCAGAGATCGTCGCTATGTTCCTCGATTCATCTCCGACCTCGGACAAGATTGCATCTGGCGCCGTTGAGTCTTTGAATAGGACTTCAATCGCAGAAGCCAGGGCTTTTTCCGCTGGATTTTGAGCGGCAGCGATCGCGCGATTGACCGCATCACCTGCTCCGGACGAGCCGGACTCTATCGTCAGAACAGCATACTTTGCGTTCGCAGTGAACTCTGGTCGCAACGAATTGGATCGTCCGCAAGCGAGAGAGAAAGTGATGGCGATGAGAATCGTCGAAGGTTTGGCGCGAGGCAATTTCATGGGCCAGCATGATCACACCGTGATCCCGCCGTTGTAAATAGCACTTTCGGCCCTAAGTCTTGTTCTTGGCCGGCTTCGGCTTCTTCTTCGGGCGCCCGCCCATCTTCCCCCACTCGCTGAGTTTGTGTTTATGAAGTTTCGCCGTCTTCTTTCCGCCCTTTTTGCCGTCGCAGACCGGGCAGCGCAAGACGACCATGGGGTGGATGTCGCAGTAGGTCTCCTTGCGCGGCATCTAATCGATATACGCCACAGGTGATCCCGCAAAGCTAGCCGCTGGCTTTCAATCGGAAAGCCACCCGGCGGCTTTTGTTCGGATTTCAGAACAAACCGCAGAGACGAACCTCTCTGGTTACCGGGTCGAAAGTGTGTCCCGAATCCAGACTACCTTCCATCTTGCCCATGTATTCACATAGGTATATACACATCTGCAAAGCATTTCGACCCCGTCTCGCCCGCGCAGTGTTCGGATTCCGTAACAAGGAAAAATTTTTATGAACGAAGCGGATCCCGGGAGCACACTCGCCGAACTCGGCACCGTCTCTTCCTCCCCAGGTGCCCTCAGGGAAAATCGGAAAACTGAATTGCATACGCCAGGGCATCTGGAATGCCCGGCGTGCGAGCTTTCGCGATTACGCATGATCAACCCGGGGACACTGGCAGATCTCACATTCAGGGAAGCGGCGCCGATCTGGTATCAGGCACACGCGCAACACATCGGGACAGGAACCCGGCGCAACTATCTCTGCAACATTCGCTCTCTTCAACCGTTCTTCGCAGCTCTTCCGCTGCGCGCGATCCACATCGGACACTTCGAGCAGTACCAGCAGATGCGCTCACGCGGCGAGGGAGGTCTCACCGCGGTCGGGCCTTCGCGCGTGAATCACGAGCTCAACACGGTCTCGCAGATCCTCGACCGCGCCGGGCTCTGGGCGCCGATGGCGCCGCACTATCGGCCGATGAGGATGCCAAAGCCGAAGGTCGGCTGCGCGCTCACAGCGGAAGACGAAGAACGACTCTTCCGCGCAGCGGCCAGCAATTCGCGATGGAAGATCGCCTACTGCGCCGCGCTGATCATGAACAACACCGCGGCCGGGCCGAATGAGATCCGGCACCTTCGTCTGCGCGATGTCGAGATCGATCCCCCTACCATCCATATCGTCGAAGGGGTGAAGAACGACTATCGGGTTAGGGATCTGCCGCTGAACGAGCCCGCGGCCTGGGCGATGAAGCAGCTGCTCGCGATCGCGAAGACGAAGGGAGTGGTGCTGCCCGAGCACTACCTGATGCCGCACCGCGCGCCCGATGGCCTGCAGGGCTTCGATCCTTCGCGGCCGATCTCGACTTTCCGCGGCGCCTGGGAGAAATTACGCGAAGCTGCCGGCCTCCCGCACCTGCGCATGTACGACCTCAGGCACAACGCCATCACCAAACTGCTCGAAGATGGCGACGTGCCCGAACGGGTGGTGATTGATCTCGCCGGCCACGTCTCGCGGGCGATGCTGCAGCGCTACTCGCACATCCGCATGCGCGCCAAAAGAGAGGCTGTGGATTCCTTGGGGAAAAAGGGCCCGGAGGCGCTTAAAAGGCCGACGCTGATGCTGCTGAAAAAGTGAGACAATTGATCCCGCCATGATCCCGTGGGCCCGTAGCTCAGTCGGTTAGAGCAGACGACTCATAATCGCCCGGTCGCTGGTTCGAGTCCAGCCGGGCCCACCACTCCGCTACTCTTTTGGGGATCCGCCGATACGTTCGAGCTGGATCTGAATTTCTGAGAAGAACAGCTGCTCGAGCGCTTTGCGCCGAAACTGCCACTGCTCCAGCTCGTCGTTCCCCACGCGCAGCCGGCATTCGCCGAAATTGTTGAGCGTGATCACGCCAGAGAACTTAGAGAGGCCGGCATCGACGGAGATGATGGAATGGGCCAACATAAAATCGACGGAGCGAGAACCTCGCGCGGCTTCCCGAATGACCGCGAAGCGGTCCGGGCCTGCCTGGGCGACCAGGAAGCGGAATTGCTCTTCCGGACTACGCAAGAGGTTCCTTTTCTCGACGTCCTCTTTCGCTCCCAGCTCGAGTTCCTTGAAAACCTGCGCGGCCGAGCACTCGGCGCGGGCTTTGACCCAATTGAAGTCGCTGTTCATGGGATCAAGTCTAGCCGTTTGCTATGATCCCCGCCAGGAGGATCCATGGTTCGAGCAAAGTTCCACGTCTGCAGCGTCGACAAGGTCGCCTACGGAAAGAACGTTAGCGCCGGAAG